CCAACAACAACTTCATATTTATCTAGCATATTGGCATAGCCAACAGTATCTTTCCAGCTTACCACAAATAAGCATGGAAGACCTGTGGCCATATACATTGATTGAGCAGCTTGAAGCTTATTTACAGAAATAAAACAACTATCGTATGCTGTAGAAAGAACATTTCTTGTTCTCATTTCTATAAACGCTGTAATATTTCTATTTCTTACAGCAACATAATCAAACTGATTAAACTTATCTTGCTTTTTTAACTGGCAATTCCATTTTAACTCTAGTCGTCTTGCTAAAGAAACTTCATTAGAAAGATCGCCAGACGTTTCATACACAGGACGCATTAGCGTAATCCCTTGTCAACTCCAGACTTAATCATCTTTTCGACTGCCTCTGGGCCAATGTTTTCTATCACATTGTCTATCATTTTGTTTGTCACAAAAGACTTGCCATGCTTCATATCAAAGTATTGAAAGTGTACCTTCTTAACAATTCTTCGAAGCATAGTAAGTTCTTCTGGCTTCAACGTATTAACAAAGCTCACTCTTCCCAAGCCTCATTAATATCTGGCGTAGAAGGATCGTCTGCTTTCAATCTACCCTTGGCATCCCTAGCACGTTTCTTTTTTGCTGGTGCTTTTTTCTTAGGCTCTTCGTTAGTCCACTCTAACCTTCGAGACTCAGAGGTTCTTGTCTTACCAGTAAATGTTCTGCCAGCAAGTTCATGGGTTTCCCCATCATAAAACTCACCAGTGTTTGCAATTATCCAGCCCATAATTAACTCCTATATTGTTTTACTTTCCTAGCAATCTTTTTCGGTTGAGCCACAAACTGCTTACCCTTTGCCTTACCCTTTCGTTTAGCTCGGGTTGTAGCTGCATATTCAGCATCACTAAGAGCAGCAATAGCCGCGCTAGGTAAGTACCGTTCACCTGTTTCACTAGACTTCTTCCCAGACTTGGTGCGCCACTTCTGCTTTCCCCAGTTCAGTAATGACTTCTGCGGCTTCTTCACTTGTATCCACCACCACGCTTTTTATATTCCTTGGCAAGAAGCTGCGCTTTTCGAGCAGACCACTGACCAGCAGCCGTACCATGTGTAGCCTTTGCTTTTATTCTACGAAACAAAGAAGCCCTCATCTTAGGCTTAGTATAATTACCTGCCGCGTTTACTGCCACTTAACTGCTCCTGAACATTAATTAAATCATCTCTCAACTGATTGTATCGAGGGGATGCTACCAGCTGATTTTCTCTTAAATCAAGAAGAGTGTTAATAACTTTCATATTAAACTTGGTTAGTAAACTTTTACCTTTAGAACTAAAACGCTCACCACTCTTCTGCATTTTGTCGGCAAGACCAACGCCAGCAGCATTCTCTAACTTTTCAATCTGCTTCTTTAGCAAAGTCGCTTTTCTGCGTAGAGGAGATATGGAAACCTTCTCAGCCATTCTTAGCTTTTGCTTTCAAGATCTTGCGCTTCAATGCTGGCGGCAATGTCTTTTGCTTGTCAGTTAGCATTGATTTCTTTTTCTTAGGTCTTCCAACCTGTGAACCATATGTTCCCTTTCCCATTGGCATTATGCTTTTCCTTTCTTAGCTTTGTTTCTTCGA